TAGCGCGACTAAATTCTTCGGGAAGAAGTAGTGTATTACATGTGGGATATGAGCAACAGAACAACGGAAGAACAAGCGAGGAAGAATCGTGACCGTAGCAATGGAAAGAATACTAGCGTGGAAGATACTGCCGCGTTTTATGATGCTGATGATGTCGGTATCAGCATGGCGGGTAGTGGAATGGTTTATGCTTCTGCCGGATCCGACTACACAGCAGTCGGCACTGGTGAGTGTAGTCACGGGGGCCATGACAGGTGCATTTGCGGTATGGCTGAACACGGAAAAGGATTGATCTGATGGCACGACCTAGAGCCGCACAGTTCGGAAAAGATATTGGTGTCTCGACTAGCGAGGCAAAACAGCTTATAAATAAAGGTAGAAGCCGCAGGGATGGCGGTTCCGTCATAATGGAGAATAACATGAACAAGATGAAATATGGAAAAGGCGGAGCAAGCAAGAAGCCGACCGTCCTACCAAAGCCAAAGCCAAGCAAAGGCGACATGAACGAAAGCAAAAGGGTAGCTCCTAGTCTTCGTGAGATCGAAGATGATGAAAAGGCTCCTAAAGTTAAGGCCAAGGACGGTAAGTACATGTCTTGCCGTGGTATGGGTGCCGCTATTCAAGGCGACAAGTTTACAGGAATAAAGTAAATGGCAACGGATTACGAGAAAGAGGCTTTTGGCGGCTCTGACAACGATGGCGTTAGTTACTCCGTAGAAACAGATCTCGGGATTCAACGTAACGACCAAGGTCAGGTAACCAATCCCTATGGTAATCAGGGTTTCTTTTCTCGCGTTCTAGGCATCGACCCATCGAGTATCAGCTATGATAATCTTCTCGGACAGGGCACGTTGGAAGGAATAGCTAGGCTTAATGTAGACAGGTTCACCAATCCTTATGCCAGCACCAATGTCCTGAACGCTCCGGTGGGTGGAAGCCAAACCGCAGGTACTCTTCGCTCTGGCGTTTCAGCAGGTGATCCAACTCGTTTTGGTGAGGTACGTGCACAACGACAGCCTATGTCTGGAACAGAAATGGCAGGTAGAGGTCTGGCGTCCCTGTTTGGTGGTCCTATGATGGGGCCAGCGCTTATGAGTATGCGAGATGATCCTCTGGCCATTCAAGGTAGCCAGTTTTACGATCCAAAGCTTGACCCCCAGAGTGAACTGTACGAAGGCAGTGGAATGCTGGGGTCATTGATGGCTCCGCTTACAGGTGGTGTAACAGCTAGTGATGTGTCGAGCTACGTTTCGCCTATGATGGATAGAGTGAAGGATCTGTTCAGCACAGGGTCAGACATATCTAATCCTGACTTGGGCGTTGATATTGGCGCAGCGGGCTTGGGTGTAGATCCAATGAAAACCTTACCTGCGTTTGGATCTGAAAGAGAAGCTAGAACATATAACCCAGTACAAGAGCTACGAGATAAATACAGTGCAACGATGAACGCCACCTCTACAGATTCAGCTATAGGTGACCAAGCGTTTTTAGACTACGAACTTATGTCCCCGGCACAGATGCGTGAAGCGACTAAGGGCTTTATGAATCCTAAAGGCTCCGAAGGGTATGATCCCAACAGGCGTAGTATCACACCTTATTTTGAAGACCCAGATTTGGGTCGGGGTGGTAAGACAATGGGTCTAGAATACAGTATTCCTATTCAAGATTTATTTAACAGAGTAGTGTAACATGAAAATAGAAATCAAACTAATCCCTGACGGGATGGACTTATCAAAAGAAATTCAAGATGGCATCCCTGTAGACAAAATGCAGGACGCATGTCCTATTGCGACACAGGATGTAGAAACAAACGAGGAGAACAGTCGGTATGCGATCAAGGATCATCAGTATGGCCCGGCTGTAAACCCAGATGAGTCGTGTGGTGTGTGCGCTTATTTCAACATAACCCCTAGCATGCAACAGTGCATGAAGGATGACAGCGGCGAAGTAGGTTACTGTCAGTTGCTAAAGTTCATGTGCAGTGCTAGTAACAGTTGTTCTGCATGGGAAGCGGGTGGTCCAATGGTTAAGAAGCCATGCGACTGTCAGGACACACATTGCGACTGTGAGTAATTATAATGGATGTTATACAATTTATAGCATGGTATAAAAGAACCTTGCACAATCGCGTGGATGATATTAGCATCTCCGTGACAAGCGGTGGAGCTTCCGACATGGAAGCTTACCGTTCTATGATAGGCGAGATTCAGGGACTCACCTATGCGTTAGACGAACTTCAAACCCTGCTAAAAAAGGATAATTATGACGAAGACTCTATTCGTACCTGACCATATAATCAGGCAGCAGCAAGCCAAGAAAAAAGCTGAAGAAGAAGCAAAACAAAAGCCCCTCACAGAAAGAATCCCACAGCCAACAGGTTGGCGCATACTTGTCATGCCGTATAAAGGCAAAGACGTGTCTGAGGGTGGCGTTATTATTCCAGACCAAGCAAAAGACCGAGAAGCACGGGGCACTGTTGTGGCTTACGTTGTTAAGGTTGGCCCGCTCGCATATCAAGATCCCGACAAATTTGGTGCTGATTCCGAACCTTGGTGTAAAGAGGGTGATTGGATTTGTATTGGTCGGTATTCCGGATCTCGCTTTAATATTGAAGGCGGTGAGGTTCGCATCATCAATGACGATGAGGTCATTGCAACCATTGTCGATCCAGACGACATAAAGACATACGGAGCGTAGTATGCAAAACCTAGCTGAACAAGAAGAAATTGAAATCGTAGAGACCGAGGAAGTTCAAGAAGCCCCTGTTGAACAGGCGGCGGAAGAGCCTGCGCAGGAAGAAGCCGCTGAGAAACCCGCTGGGGAGCTTGAGGAATACTCAGACTCTGTTAAGCGTCGTATCAGTAAGCTTACAAACCGTTTCCGTGAAGAAGAGCGCCAGCGTCAAGCGGCGGTTGAATATGCGGAATCTGTAAAAAAGCAGAATGAAGAATTAAAGTCTCGCTTGAATAAGCTGGACGAATCCTATGTGGGTGAGTTTGGTAATCGGGTAGAGTCTGACGTTATTGCGGCTAAAGAAGCGTATAGGAAAGCGTATGAAGACGGTGACTCTGATGCTATGTTTGATGCACAGCAGAAGATTAGCCAGCTTGCGCTAGAGCAAGCAAGATACGCTGAAGCAAAGCGTCGTAATGAAGAGCGTGTTGCCGCCCCACAGGAAGAACAGCAAGCTCCACAACAGCCTGTCCAACAGCAAGCTCCGGCAAAGCCTGATGCTAAAGCCGAGGATTGGGCGTCTAAGAATGAATGGTTTGGCCAAGATCAGACGATGACGTATGCCGCTTTTGGCGTACATCGTCAGCTTATTGAGGATGAAGGGTTTGACCCGACGTCAGATGAGTATTATACTGAGCTTGACAAAAGAATTCGCACTGAGTTTCCGCACAAGTTTCAGGAAGCAAAGCGCGATTCAGGACCCAGAGTCGCTTCTGCTGAGTCCACGGCTTCAAAGTCGTCGTCACCAAAGGGGCGCAGAACAGTCAAATTGACTCCTTCGCAGATTGCTATTGCGAAACGGTTGAATGTTCCGCTCGAAGAATATGCAAAACACGTAAAGGATTAAAATTATGGCTGAAAGAACTAAACGCGAAGCAGAAACACGCGCAACTACCCAACGGCGTAAGCCTTGGGCACCACCTTCTAACTTGGCGGCACCAGATGCACCAGCAGGTTATAAGCATCGTTGGATCAGAACTTCCATTCGTGGAGAGGAAGATAAGACGAATGTACATTCCAAGCTGCGTGAGGGATGGGAACCAGTTCGAGCGGATGAGTATCCGGACGAAGTGAATCGCTACCCAGTGTTGGAAGAGGGTAAGAATGCAGGGGTGATTGGCGTAGGCGGACTAATGCTATGTCGCATCCCCGAAGAAACGGTAGAGGAAAGAACTGAATATTATCGGGATCAGACCCGCAACCAAATGAAGGCCGTTGACGAAAACCTGATGAGGGAACAACATCCCTCAATGCCTATCCATAACGATAGGCGAAGTGATGTATCATTCGGTGGCCGACGAGATCGTTAGCCATCTAACACATAGAGAAAGGTAGCATTATGGCAAATGTCAATGTTGCGTTCGGCTTGAAGCCGATCAATACCGCAGGTAGCACACCAGCTACAGGCGGCACTAATGCATACCTCATCGCTAGTGACGCGTCAGCAATCTATCAGGGTTCTGCGGTTAAAGCAGTAAACGGTGGCTCAATTGCCATCGGTTCTGCAACCGGAGACACGGTAGCATTTCTGGGTGTATTCGCTGGTTGTGAGTATGTATCTTCGACCACAGGAAAGAAAGTCTTTTCAAACTACTGGCCAGGTTCAGGTGCCGACACTGATTTCGATATTATCGGACATGTGTACGACAACCCGCTCCAGCGCTTTGTAGTATGTACAGACGCCTCTTTCACAAATCAGGCAACTGCTGAAGCAGCCATCTTTGAGAACTCACAGTTCAATAGTGGTGCTGGCGGTAGCACAACAACAGGTATCTCCAACGCTCAGTTGGATGTAGCTACTCTGGACTCATCAAACGCATCTCTTCCTTTGAAGATTGTGGGCATCGCTAGCGATGCTGATAATGAGGACTACACAGCGGCTGGACTTCCTGTGATTGTGATGATCAATAACCATGCACTGCTTCAGGCTGATTCTGAAGCGGCAATTTCTTAGGGAGGCTAACTAATGGCTATTTCTCGCGCACAACTCGCCAAAGAACTAGAGCCGGGTCTTAACGCTCTCTTTGGTATGGAATATGGTCGCTACGAAGGCCAGCATGCAGAAATCTTCGACACCGAGTCATCAGATCGGGCATTCGAGGAAGAAGTTATGCTGTCAGGTTTCGGTGCCGCTCCTGTTAAGCAGGAAGGTTCAGGAATCTCTTATGACGACGCGAACGAGGCTTATACCGCTCGGTATAACCACGAGACCGTTGCTATGGGCTTCTCGATCACAGAAGAAGCAGTAGAGGACAACCTCTATGATCGTCTTGGTGCTCGCTATACTCGTGCTCTTGCACGTTCTATGGCACACACTAAGCAGGTTAAAGCTGCATCTGTCCTTAACAACGGCTTTACTGCTGGCGCATTCGCTGGTGGTGATGGCGTGGCTCTTATGGCTACTGACCATCCGCTCACAAACGGTGGCACATTTGCCAACGAGCCGAGTGTTGCCGCTGACCTTAATGAGACCTCACTCGAAGACGCACTGATTAGCATCGCTGGTTACGTCGATGAGCGCGGTTTGATTATTGCTCTTAAAGGAATGAAGCTGATTGTTCCGCGTCAACTGCAATTCGTTGCAGAGCGTCTGCTTGTATCTAACCTTCGTGTTGGTACTGCGGACAACGATGTAAACGCCATCAAGTCATCTGGAATGCTTCCAGAAGGTTATGTAGTCAACGACTACCTGACAGACGCAGATGCGTTCTTCATCAAAACAGATGCACCGAACGGCTTCAAGCACTTCGAGCGTATGCCTTTGGCAACAAGCATGGATCCAGACTTCGACACTGGCAACATGCGCTTCAAGGCTCGTGAGCGTTACAGCTTTGGCTTTAGCGATCCACGCGCTGTGTTCGGTTCACCGGGCGCCTAGTGAAGACACAAAGATAATGAAAGGGCGGCTTTGCAGTCGCCCTTTTTTTATGTATAATAAGATATCCCTGACAGCCGCGTTGTGCGGCTGACACCAGCCACGACAGGAGTATGAAATGGCTAACTCTACCTTTAGCGGTCCAGTCCGCTCTCAAAACGGTTTTAAATCCGTAACAAAAAACACAACCACAGGTGCGATCACCGAGATCACCACATACGGCGGTGCCCCAGTATCTTTGGCAGATGGCGATGTAACGCTCACTAATGCCACGCACAGTGGCCGCACTCTAGTTGTTCCTAACGGCACTCAAGACAACACCTACACACTACCTAGCCCAGTAGCTGGCGCGTATTTCAGTTTTGTCTACGGCGGCGGCGCAGCAGACGCAACCGACTTCATCGTCGACACTGGTGCAGATGCAAACTTCTTCATCGGCAACGTCGCGTTCAACGACACTGATGATGGTGCGGCTTCTGTTGTGTTCTCTGACGGTAACTCCAACTCAAAAGTACAGGTGAATGTCCCTGCCGCTGCTCAGATTCACATCATGGCTCTGGATGGAACCAACTGGCAAATTTGGGGGACTGTATCGGGTGCGACTGCCCCGGCATTTGCAGATCAGTGATAGGAGGCTTAAATGGCTGGTCCAGTAAAAGCCTACAATGCCACCGCTACGGGTGCTGTCGGACCCGGGCGTTCACGGATTAAACAGATTGGTGTCTTCTGCACAGGAGCGGGTGCCTTCACTATTACTGATGGTAATGGCGGGTCGACTCTTTTGCAGCAGAAGTTTCCGGTTGGGCACACTCTGCTCAATATTCCCGGAGACGGTATCATTGCTGAAAGAGGTGCTTATGTAAGCGCTATTTCAGGAACTGCCGCCGAACTTACAATCTTTTTGGCATAAAACAATGTCTGTCCACGAGATACGATCTATAACTCAAGTTGGCACAAGCGAACCGTTTGAGCTACAGGTCGCTCG